CAGATGACGACTTCTCAGCTTGAACCGACACACCAAAGTTTTTCTTCGTATAAGTAGAATAACTTTTAATGTCGATTCTAGTCCTTGTGAACGTTATGTTGTCATCACCCATAGCGAATGCTGTAGAGTACATTCTATCGCCACTATTCTGTGGTAACAACTCTTTAAAGACAAAGGCTTCCTTATCTTTAAATTGACCATCACAAAGAGAAGAGATGTACGTCAGCATCATGATTAGGTTACAAACAGAACCAATAATCTGAGTAAGATAGTTTCCAGATGGAATTCCCCTATCCTTCTCAAACAATAGTCCGTCATAACCAATGACCTTTTTATGGATGAAATCATATTCAATCCAATTAAGCTCATCATAACATGATTCAGGAAATCTGACCTTAATGAGTTCAAAAGCGTCGTGAATCAGCCATGACTGTACGTTCTGGTCAAACTTCGATATGTCGGTAGATATCCAGTACTTACCAACACAATAGTTATAAAACAACATGTGTTGAGTAGTATTGTCTTTACCACCAGCATATTGCCAGAATGATTTAGACATAGCGTCAATAAGAGGTCTAGCGTACTGTCCCTGAACAGCAACACTAGCACCATCTTCACCCCACACAAATCTATCCTTCAGCTTAATGTTAGACGAATCAACATGATCATTAATAACAAAATTACTGATTTGAGATCTGTGAAAGGCAATGGCCGGAAGCCAAACCTCTTCAACTGGATAGTGTTGTTTAATAAGAGATTTGATCCTCATCGCGACGTCAAGAATTTGGTCAAGGACCTCTTCCTTCGTCTTGCCCGGTGCGATAACGCCCGCACTAGCTTGCATATTCGAGAAGATCTCTCGTAAGTCCATGCCTGGACTTAACAGTTTCGGTCGGAGTGAATGGTGCTCAATCCCAATTAACTTATCAATGCAGCTTAAAGCTACTTTGTAGTTAATGTTCCAGGTAAAGGATGGAGTACTCTTCGACCTATAATGCTCGAGATTTGCCTGGGTATTCGCAATATTTCGAAATTGTTTCGAAATCCGCTTATCGAGCATACCCTTTCGGAATTCCCCCAGCACAGAGAAAAACCGATGGCGAACTAGGGCTTCCTGAATTACATCAGCCATATCCCAATCGACATACCACCGATAGAAGTCCCCTCCTCTATGTGAGAGGTAATCAACTAACAGTGAATTATGCGCTGGAGTCAGGAGTAACTCAAATTGCTGTCCTAGTTCACGCGTAATGTTCACCATTGAACACACCCCCACATGGAGACCGGCGCAATTCGCGCTAGCATGTCTCGAC